GTGTAAGATATCCCTGACGACGGGGGGGGTAAACGGTCGGGGAGGGAGGGTTGGGAATTTTCCGATTTGTAACGTAGATTTAACTTGACATGGGCTGGGCAAAATAGTACGATTGAAGTGAACCAAATCCAAGGTGGAGGTGAGGCATATGCGATTTCTTGTGGACGTCTGGTTTCCTGAAGAAATGTGGGAGAGATTCCAGGAGTCGTTGCACGACTTGTCTGTAGCGCTAAACACACGTGTAGCCATCATGCGCCCACAGAACGTTGTGGATCCCGCCGAACGCCGGATCACCATCTGGCCCGCCTTTTCCTACCCCAGGGAAGTCATCTTGCTCAGAGACCCTACAAAATACGTGCCTATTGCATGGGACCCCGAGTCACGTACGTTCTTCGTGAAAGTGAACGGCGACTGGGTTAAATTGCAGGGGTTCGAGTGGGAGTCTTACCATCACGAATGGACGCAATCGCCACTGCCGGGCATCGGCCTCGAAGTCGAGACAGACAATATGTTTCAAACAGCCGTGTTGGCAGCCGCCGTCGGCATGCCGCCGAAGGAAGACTCGTCCATCGGCGGCGGCGAATTTGCAATGTACGTTGCCGACGCCAAAGATTTGTCCCGCCTTCTGTCGTTGCTTGAGCTGCGGCGATACAGGGGCTGGCAGTCGTTCCCTGTATCGTCGCATATACACGTCTCGTGGTACTGGCTCGTCGGCGACGACAGCGACGCCGACGACATGATAGACGCGGCGTGCGATGTCGCCGACAGGTATTTCCAGAGTTTATCAGACCAGGACGCCACGACACTGTTCGGGCGTCCGTTTAACGAATATGCGTCAGCATCGTCAGTGCGGTGGAATGTAGACCGCTATGCGGCGCTGACGGCGCCGTGTGGAGATCGACCGACCTGGGAATTCCGTCTACCACGCATACAGACACCGGAACATCTTTTCAACGCAATGAAGTTTCTGTACTGGGTAGGGCTTCGAGCTCACGAACAAGCTTTCGATGTCAACTACGGAATGCAGCAGCAGTTTGACGCTAATAGACCGTTTCGGTGGTACGTCGACAAAAGCCGCCAGTTGCGGGCGGATTTGTATATCAAAGTTAGCAATAGTATACAGTTCTTCGGCGAAAAGTATGACGTCGCAGAGCTCGAACTCGAGCTTCGGGAGTTTGAAGACGCTGTTGTGGCAGCCGAAGAGAAATACGCACCAGTTAAGGAGGGGATATAATGTGTAGGCTGGCAGCATGGTCACGGATTCGCCCCGGCGCCGCCGACTTGGAATATCTGCAGATGTCCCTCGGCGGCGATGGGGACGGCTGGATTGTGCCCAGGGATGCTGGTACAGTCCAGGCTGAAGCGCCAGCAAAAATTGTTCAGGACGCCGGCGATGTTCAGATTTTTCGCTTCATGCCGCCGGCGCCCAGAAAACGGAAAAAGAAAAAGCCCGCATATGCCAACTATACCTATCTCTACCTGTATGAGTCACGCCAACCGCTGTACTATACACATATCCCGGCCGCAGCCTTTTATCACACAAGGCTGCGGAGTAGCGGTCACTACGGCTTGCACGCCACGCATCCGGCTGCCGTAGGCGATTGGTTGGTGATGCAGAACGGGACAGAGCCGCATCTGGACGTTGACGGCCGTGGTGATTACGTTGGTGTTGCATGGATGCTGGACAAAGGGTTGATCCAGCCAGAAGCCTTGAAGTATATAACGACGTCAAACTGGTTCATAGTCAACCTTCGCAGCTTAGAATTCACCATCATCATCACAAACACCATGTACTTCGTCAAAGAAGGCAACGAGGAATGGTTACTGGCTTCGGAACCGCTTTATCCGTCCCGGCCCATCAAAGGTATCTTGAGGGGCATTATTAAGCCCGATTACCTCGTGTTAACTCACGAAGATATTGAGGAGGTGGCGGCTTATGAAGAACGTTGGCCGGATTTATATCGGTGACCTCGAAACTCTTCGCCAGCTGGCGCCGAAAGCCAGCTGGCATTTCGAAGGGTTTCTTAGCAAAAGCCAAGCACTCGATGCAATTGTCAGCGCCAGAAGCGCATGGTTCTTCGGAGACATACCGCCAGAGATGGCCGATTTGCTTCGCCCGGCCGGCAAACGAGTCACACAAACCCTCCGCCTGCCGGCCTGGGCACTGATCCGCATTACAGACAACGATTGGCTGCTGCTGAAGTCAGATGAACAAGGAGGTGAGGCCAAATGACGGCCGGCACAATCTATGCAATGGCGGCAGCAGCAGCCGCTGCCGACACAGAACCTCGTCGGTTTTATCTCCTCGGTGGCCAGCTGCTCGACGGCTGGCTGCTGGCGGAGATCAGAGAAGAGGGTGTGAAAGCATCAGTCTTCTATACGACAGAACACCGGTTTGTGATTAAAATTGAAACAAGAGAAGATAGCCTCATCATTGGCGAAGCAGATCCTGATGCGGCTCTCGACAAAGCACGGGCATGCTTAGAACCCGCCGTGTTGGATCGGCTGTTGGCCTTATTAGAAATAGCGGCGACGTGGTATTGATCACAGAAAGGAGGTGGTGGCATGCGCATTGTCCGCAAAGGCAAGAAGTGGCAGCTGTTCACGGACGACGGTCAGCTTATATTTTGGGGTTACGCCAACAGGGGCGTCGAGCTCGAAAAACGCATGACCGAAGCACTACAGAAGCTGGCGCCTGAGCCACACGGCAGCGTAGATGTGTCATTGCTTCAGGTCAAAGAGGCCATGCACGAAGCCCGTGTACCCCTTGAAGGACAAGGCGGTAGCCGCCGTAGAACCCTGCTACAGTTATTATGGACATCCTCCACAGAGGAGGAGCTCATCAGTCGGCTGAAGAGAGAGGAGGCGGAAGCATGAGGTTGTTTCTCATGAATTCGGCAGTTACGCCCATTGACGGGAGGTACACCGTGCAACACACGGATCTCGAGGGTGCCAGATATGCGGTTGCAATAGCCGACGAAATTGTGTCCTACGTAGGCTACCCCACGACAGCGCAGTACATGTCGAAAACCCTTGGCATTCCCGTGGCAGTCAACAGGGATCACCTCAAAGAACTTAGGCATGGCGATATTATGCTTGTATGCCGTTTGAAATACCGTGTGCCCGATCCGGCCGACAAAGGCAAATTTGAGCCCGGGGAGGAGGATTTCGAATGGCTAATCATCAAGTACGAGGAGGCCTAATGGATATGGATGCCGAGGCCATTTTAGCACCTCTGGTAATCCAGCGCCGTGGGCAGCCGCTGGTGCTGCCTGCGGCATGGCTGACGGCAAAGTACGTAGGTTTTGCTGCCGCCGGAGACCACTGCGACATTCTATCAGGGTGGCATGTTGTTTTAACAAAAGTGGGCTGGGACGTTGTCATCGACTGGCTCAAGTCGATGCCCGAGCTCACTAAGGCAGCCCTCGTGCAGCATCTTGCGGACAGCGAAGTACTCCACGAAATGTACCGGAAAAGCGACATTAGACATGAAGTGTATGCGGTTATCAAACACTATCACCATCTGGCTCCATTCGTGCACAAGTACTGGGACAGAATTCTCCATTACCTCAAGCCGCTTGACTTAGAAGCCATAGCCAACTGGATCGTGAATACAGCCAGAGAACTCGAAGGGAGGCGGTGTTATGCTTGCGATAATCTTAATTGCTTCCTGGATCCTACTTTCAGTTGTTCTGGTTTCCGCCCAGAGGGGGGACACCAATGATCGATAAAGAGCTCGAACTTGAAGGGCTTATGCTGCAGCGGGGCATTGACAGAGATGAGAAAACCCACGAATACCGTGTGAAAGCCCTCATCACCAATCTGTTCGCACCACGCATTCTCGAGCGCTTCGTGAAATGGTTCCCGGGCATGCGTGGTGCCTACAAAGACGTAGCGCCGCTGTTCGAAGGCCTTCGCCAAAGGGATATTCTGTCCCTCATTGTAGCAGCGCTTGAGACATTGCTTTCCAAAAACGGGTATTCTCGCACAGGCCTGGTGCGTGCGCTTGGACACGCAGTACTGCAACAGGCCAGCGTGCTCCAGATACCGCCCAAGACCTATCAAACCATATGGGAATATGCACGGGTCTACAAGCCGCACATCGTCCACAGAATTCTGCGGGAGAACGCCAAGCGCTTTGCGCAGCTGCCCGACGTTGACGCTTTCCGTGTGGGCTTGCTGTTCTATGCGCTGTTCAAAGAAGCCGGGCTCATCGAGGAAATGCATGGCAATGCGCCACGCCGAAGAACGATTCAAATATTTTTGAAACCACAGCTGGAACAGACGCTGTTGCGGCACCGTTGGGTTCGTCCTCAGTACTTGCCGATGGTGGTACCGCCACTCGACTGGAAACTGTCAGAAGACGGCGAAGTTCTCGAGGGTGGTTACTACACGCTGCCCGACCAACTCATCCACGGCTTTCGCAAAGAGTTCAAACCACAGCCTGGCTTATGGCTGGCCGCAGTCAACCGCCTACAAGCGGTGCCCTATCGCATCAACACCGAGATGCTGGAGTTTTTCAAGGAATGCCTTGCGCATCGCTGGCTTGTGGCGTCGCCGCCCGACTTCTACCGAAAGCCAGAGAAACCGCAGTCTGATGATCCGATGCTGCGCAAGGAGTTTAAGTACCGCATGCGGGAGTATTATGCAAACGTGGCACGCAGTAAATCCCTGTGGTTGTCTTACTTTTACACAAGAAACATCGCAGAAGATTATGCAGAATACGACCGCATATACTTTCCTGCATACGTTGATTTCCGTGGCCGAGTGTATTACAACGGTTCGTTCTTGAATCCTCAGGGCTGCGATTTTGCAAAGGCTTTGCTTGAGTTCGCAGAACCACGTCGCATCACTACTGACGAAGGCCTGCGTGCTCTCAAAATCTACGTCGCAGGCCTTTATGGCTATGGCAGGCGCACATATGCTGAACGCCTGCAGTGGTTCGAAGAACACGAAGACCTTGTGCTGGAAGTTGCAAAGCGTCCCACGGCATACATCGACGTCATTGAGCAAGCCGATGAACCGTTTCGGTTTGTTGCGGCATGCAAGGCTTACGCCAAAGCACTTGCGGGCGAACCCACGGGGTTCATAGTGCAGATTGACGGCTCCAACAACGGCACGCAGCATGTTTCGGCCATGCTTGGCGTCAACAACAAATACGTCAACATGACCAGCGAAGAAAGATACTACGACTTTTACTCAGAGGTTGCCCGGCGTGTCACTGAACTCATTGCCGACGATACCGATATCAAGAACCAACGCGCAAAGTTGTTCTGGCTCGAGAAGGGCATTACCCGTGACCTTGTGAAGCGCAATTCGATGACATACGTTTACTCGGTGACGTTCCCGGGCATGGTTGACCAGAACCTGCATTATATCATCAAAGAACACGGCCTACAGTTCTTCGAAGGCTACAATGTGTTCGAGATCGTCAACTACCTCACGACGAAGATCTATGAAGCCCTCAAAGAGCTGGGCTCCCTCGAATTCCTCCGCTGGCTACAGCAGATCGTCGCAAAGATCGACGCACCACTGGAATGGATCACGCCGTCGGGCTTCGTGGTGTCGCAGGCTTACCGCCGCACCGTGGTTTACCAGATAGCGACGTTCTTTGGCAAACGCAAATTGTCTATGCGCTACCACGACTATACCGAGAAGCTGCACAAGAAGAAGATGAAGCTTGGAATTTCGCCGAACTTTGTACATTCGTACGACGCAGCGCATCTTGCGCTCATAGTCAACCGTTGCGACTTCCCGCTACTTGCCCAACACGACAGCTTTGGCACGTACCCCGATCACATCCCAGAACTTCACAGAATTATCAGAGAAACCTTCGTGGAGATTTACTCAAAACCCGTGCTGTTGCAACACAAGACCGAGTGGGAACGCAGGTACGGAGTTAGGCTTCCCGATCCGCCCATTCAGGGCGAACTGAATTGTGAGGAAATTCTGAGAGCGCCATATTTCTTTTCGTGAGGAGGGATAGCATGGCAAAGAAGGAAAGACCGTTCAGGCTGTTCACAACACCACCTCTTGAAACCAAATGGGTGTATCTTGCACAACCCAACGACCACTTCGAGAACGGCATGTATCAGGTAGTGTTCAAACTGCACGAGGAAGACCATGCAAAAGTCATCGAGCAGCTCATAAACATCGAACAGGAGTTGCTCAACGAGTTGGCTAAGGAGATCCCCACCACCAGGAAGGCCCGCATGAACAAGCAGCCACTGTTGAGAGACGAGCTCATAGATGACGTGCCAACTGGTTATCTGCTTCTCAAGGCCAAATCCCAGTATGCGCCTGTGGTGTTCAACGCAAACAACCAAAAGATTGAACCACCAGAGGTTGTGCCCAACGGTTCTATTCTTCAGGGCCACATCAGACTTGCCGGCTACATTGCAGGCTACAACTACGGTGTCACGGCTTATCTCATTGCCGTTAGAATTATAGAACTGCGCCACAGCGTCGGCAACATTGACCCGACATCGGTGTTCGGTGATCCGCTTGCTGCTGCTGACGACGACGGCGGCGACGAAATGCCGCCGTTCTAAGGAAAGGAGGTGTAAACATGGGCAAATGGCAGAGACGCAAGGGTTACGAAGGGGAACACGAGGTCGAGCGCCTTCTTAGAAGGTTTGGACTCAATGCCAGGCGTGTGCCGCTCAGCGGCGGCACCGCCTTCCAGAAGGGCGATGTAGTGGCCTACGACGTCCGTGGCAAAGTCGGTGCCGTCTTCGAAGTCAAACGCCGCAAAGATGCCTACAAAGACTTGTACCGCTGGCTGGCAGAGGCAGATGGCGTGTTCTTCAGAAACGACAGGGAGCAATGGCTTGTCATCATGCCCTTCGATCGCTGGATCAAGCTCGTCAGAGGCGAACTACGGCTGTTCGATGCTGACGACGGCAAATGAAGGGAGGGGCGGTTATGTTAGAAGGCCTGAGGCCAGAAGATGAACAGAAGCTGTGGAACGCAATCGGTACGCTTCAGAGGGGAGGCGCCAGGCTTATCACGCTTGAGTTCGGTGGCAAACCCTATAGGCATTCAGTCACGCTGCAGCTTGCAGCAGAACGTGGTTCTGTGGCCGATGAGCTGACGGCTGCCGCAGTGCTTCGAGCAACGCTCAAGCATTCGCTGTTCAGGCCGAAGACGGACGAAGCGCTCTTTGACCTGTACATGCCCATCGACACGCTCTATGAATTCCTTGCAGACATGGTCATCTACCGTCTTTACGAGTGAGGTGACAGAGCATGGGCGAATTTCTGTACCACACATCGTGCCCAAGATGCGGCAGTAAGGACAACGTGGCCGTCTGGCGCAAGCCGGACGGCTCTTTGCAGGGCAAATGCTTCACGCCGGGTTGCGATTATTTCTTCGTTGCCAAGCCCGGCGAAGATGCTCCACAGCCCACCGAACGCACCAAAAAGCACAGCCTCGAGAAGCTTTTGCCGTTCGAATACAAAGACCTGCCGACGCGTGGCATCAGCGCACCAATATGCCGTGCGTTTCTCTATGGCGTTACAAAACACAAAGGCGAATGGTTGCACGTTGCCAACTACCTCAACGCCCAGAACGAGATCATTTGCCAAAAAATCCGCACGCAGGACAAACGCTTCTGGATCGTGGGAGACACCCAACAGCCCCGCTTGATGTTCGGGCAACACCTCTGGCATGGCGGTGGCAAAGTCCTCGTCATAGCTGAAGGCGAGATCGATGCCATGTCCATAGCCGAGGCAACACACATGTCAGTGCCTGTAGTTTCAGTCACAGACGGCGCCAGCTCAGCCGCCCGCAACATCAAGCAACACATAGACTGGATTGAGTCTTTCCAGAAGATCGTTTTAGCCTTCGACAACGACCAGGCAGGGAAGGCAGCCATTGATGAAGCCGTCAAACTGCTAACGCCAGGCAAGGTCTACGTTGTCAACTGGGGCAAGTACAAAGACGCCAACGAGGTTCTGCTGAACGAAGGTGGCGCCACCCTTGCCAAGTACATCGAGCGTGCCACACCATATACCCCGGAAGGCGTCGTCCTTGGTTCTGCCATCAGCTACGAAGACGTCGTGCTATCGCACAACATAGAGAACTACGAGTTTCCCTATCCTGGGCTCAACATGATGCTCAAGGGTCTTCGCAAAAAAGAATTAACGGTCATCACAGCTGGCACAGGCGTTGGAAAATCCACGTTCGTTCGTGAATTGGCCTACCACCTCGTCAAAGAACACAGCAAGCGTATAGGCTATGTAGCGCTCGAGGAAAGCATTGACCAGACCGTGCGTGGCTTTGTAGCGCTCCACAACAACATCCCACGTGGCGAGGTAGAACTGAAGCCCACACTTATCACGCCTGAGATGTTCGAACAAACCAAAGAGAAGATCCTGAACAACTGTGTGTTCTTCCAACATTTCGGCTCGCTGGCTTCAGAAAACCTTATGACTACCCTGCGCTACCTCGCAGTTGGCCTCGATGTCGACTTCATCATTATCGACCACATCTCCATCGTGGTCAGTGGCCTCGAAACCCACGACGAACGCAAGCTCATCGATATCCTAATGACTCGCTTGCGCCAGTTCGTGGAGAACACAGGGGTGGGCATGGTGGTGGTTTCGCACATCAGAAAGTCTCAGTCACAGGAGACGGCCGAAGAAGGGCGCAGGGTCACGCTCGATGACCTGCGAGGTTCTGGCAGTATCAAGCAACTTGCCGACAACGTCATCGCAATCGAAGTGGTGGACCCAACAACAAGACTTGTGCGTGTCCTCAAAAACCGACTGTTTGGCGTCACAGGTGAAGCCGATATTCTGCGCTACAACAGATCTACGGGACGCCTCGAGCCGTATGCCATAGCTGCCTTTGACAATCCTTCGGAATTTTGAGGAGGGATAGCATGCGTGTGATGATTTTTGGCAAACAGCGGGCTGGCAAAGACACGGCCGCCGATTACCTCTGCGAACAGTACGGCTTCACAAAGATCAGGCTTGCAGATCCCGTCTACGACATCGCCAAGAAGTACTTTGGCATGCGCAAGAAAGACAGAGGGCTGCTC